ATTCAAACGTCATAGGAGGTAAGTTATTCTTTCTCTGATTAATCAATTTAGATTGTTCAGAATTGGCTTGACTTATTCTTTTTGACTTTGCCTCTTCTCTTTGGTCTTCTCTGCCTTGTAATTGTTGAGCATCCATTGACCTTAGTTGTAAATTCATTTGAAACTCTTCTGCCATCAATTGTGATTTTAACATAGCTTCCTGTTTCATTTTTTCAATTTCAAATGCTACATCTGCTTGTCTGTATTGCATTTTCGCTTGAGTTTCCATTTGCATTTTTTGCTGATTAGCTTGTACAGACATTTCCTGTTGCTTAATCATTTGCTGAGACTTCATAGCTTGTTGTTGCATAGCCATCTTCTCTTCTCGTTCTTGCTTAGAAATTCTTTTCATTTTAAGAAGTTGATTAGCAAGTTTCATATTTTTTAACTCACGAATATCAATAGCATCTTCTAAATTAATATCTCCTTTAGATAAAGCCATTTGAATATTTTGCTCTAGTTGTGCTCTTTGTTCTTCATCAGGAGACAACTCTATAAAAATACCAAAATCATAAATGTATAAATCATTAATGTCGCCAAGTATAGAAACATTGTATTTTCCTATTTGATTTATAAACTCATCTTTAAAGTCTGAATACTGTAAAATATCTGCAACTCTATATGTAATGGCTTCAGCTAAACTTTTATATAAATAAAGACTAGCCTGTAAAATATGTCTTGTAGCTACATTAGAATTTAAAGCAGCCATTTTTTGTAAACCAACTAAAGAGTTGGGGTCCGGCATACTTGCATCTCTTGCTTCATTTAAACCTGTTACAAGTCTTATCTGATTTAGATAATGATTATAATTAGTTAAAAGCATTTGTGTTTTTGAAGCACCTGAAGATGACTGTAGTTCTTTAAGTGGAACTTTCGCTTGATTATAATCTCCATCTTGAGTATAACTTCTACCTATAACACTACCTGTTTGAAAATACATTCTTAATGCATCTTCCGGGTTATATGCGTTACCGGTTCCTAAGTCAACTTCATTAAGACCATCTGCATCAATAAAGACTCCATCAGGCACTACTCTAGAAATTACTTGTTGTAATTTTAAATGTGTAATTTGAATTAAATCAGCAAAAGGAATCATACGTCTAACTAAAGACTCAATATTTCCTTTATACATTCTTGGTGCACAAGTTACATAGTTAGGTATTGCGTGTTGAGTTGCTGATTGAGGTCTAACCATATTCTCCATCAGCTTCCACTGAAGTAATATGTTTGTTCCCATAACCATAACACCTTCATACCATACATCAATAGTTTTTTGAACCTTTTCAAAATTACCTTCTTCTTGCATTTCAGCAGGTGGATTGAATTGGTCATCCTTTTCAATCATACTAACATTACCATTATCTTTTACTTTTCTTTTATAAGTTACTTTTTTAGTAGTCTTATAATTAAAGTACATTAGTGTGGCAGTGTCTTTATAAAATATATCGTTTTGATATGCTTGAGCATTATTATAATAATCATACCAACTTTGTGAGTATTGAGATATTTCATCTAAATCTTCATTATTTAAAGTTGGGTCAATCTTTTTTAATTCTATAATTGGAACAGTTTTAATTTCTCCCCAATAAAAACAATCTTTAAAGAAAGGGTCTTCTGTATAACTATATACTATATTAGCAGGGTCAACATAAGAAATCTTTACTCCATCTCCTTTTAGAAATTCGTGCTTTGCACAAGCAATACCTAAAACTGTCATATCATAATCTAACCTCTTACGAGTGTCGTCATATTTATTAGACTCAAATAAAGTACTGATTGCTTCTTCTTCAGCTATTTCAATTGCAGGTTTATAATTAAGCTGCATATATAGCTTCATCTCTTCATCCGAATTTGGTAATTCTTCCGGTGAAACAGTAAAAGGGTTTGCTCCTGTTTTCTTTTGTATAGTTTCAAGCATCGGTTTAGCAACCATCTGCCCTTCAATCATTTGTTGATACTTACTTCTTTTTGATTGAGACATAGCATCTTGAGCAAAAGCTTTAGGGACAAATTCCCTGTCTTGCATTCCGTTAACTACAATGTCTACAAATTTTGGCAATACCGGTACAGGAGTCCAATCTAAATTTAGATATGACAAATCCCCATCAATTGCTAATTCGTTTTTGTACTTGGCTACTGACTGTTCACCTCTTGCATATAATCTTAGCCTATGGAAATCTCTCCATTGATTATAATATCTACAACTGTTTCCGTCTCGTTTAAACCATTCGTACTGAATAGCTTGACCTATTTGTAATCCAAACTCATCTGTTGCTTTTTCAGAATCTGAAACAAATTGACTAGGAAATCCTGTAGATGATATGTTAATGTCTACTTTCTTCATCTAATAATTTCGCTTATTGTACCTTTATTACTATACCTTGCAAAGTTAATCTTTATTTTTGAAAGTTTTTGCTCAGGTGTATACAAGTGTTTCTGCGTTGCCATTATGGCTAAACCCGAAGATATACTAGCATCAAACTTAGTTCTGTTGTTAATATCGAACTTTGCCCAATCCTCTAATGTTCGTGTGAAAACGCAATCACCCATATCACTATTTTCTTTCATTCCTATGTGTGCATCTATATAAGATTCTATTGCTGAAGCGTGTGCTTGTTTTACTGCTTCACTAGAATTAGGAATTCCACCTAATTCTTTTTCTGTTTTTGATAATTTATTATATACTTTATCGGGTCTATTCATACAGAACTTTCTATACCCTCTGTTTTTAAAATGATATAATAATCTTGGTTTATTATTTTCTATAAGTATAGGCATTCCATAAAACACACAAGCTTTTAAAACATCTTCAAAAAATATTTCAGCAGTTTGCGGTCTAGCTATATACTCTAAAAAAAACTCATTACTTGGTGCATCATCCATACTGAATGTTGTTAATCCGTGTAATGCTCCATTAGAACCTCCACCTCCTACTGTTCCTGAAATATCATAACTATCACATCCAAAAGCACCTATATGTTTGTTGCCCGGAATTTTAAATCCGTTAACGGTATCAACTCTATTTTGTAAAGTTTTACTAGGAGTCCAAGACACATAAAAACGTCCTCTTGGATTTGGAAGGAACTCTACTTTAGAATCAGCTATTCCATTCTTCCATTTTAAATCTCCACGAGTTAAATGATGGTCTATAATTAATGAATCATTATAATCTATTTGCTGATATATTTTAGTTAAGTTAAATATTGATTGCTTACTTTCATCTCTAAATGCGTGAGACTCACTTCTAGGGAACTGTCTATAAAATTCATTTAAAGCATCAGGGTCTTTCTTTAAAGAATCAACTTCATTATCCCAATAATTAATTGCACCTTGACCAATCATTTCTCCGTCAATACCTTTAACTAAAGTTTCCGGATTTTTAAATACCGGCATTCCGTACATATCTATAAAGCCTTCCATATTCCATTCCATTGGAATAAATAAAGAATACAATCCACTTCTTGTTTGACCGTTAGAGTTTCTATTCAAAACATTTGAACTTGAATAGAGTTGTTTGAAATTATCTCCACCTTTATCTAGTGCATTTGATGTAGAACCCATCATACATTTACCTATTACTTTACTACCTAGACGTAAACAAGTTTTAGTTACTCTCCAATTATTTAAAATATTATTTGGTTTAATCCACTTTCCACTTTCATCGTGTACTAATAATAAAAGTTTTTCTCCATCATAACTATTGTCATCAGTATTTTTCCAATCTATTGTAGTATCTAAACCATACAACTCATCGTCAGTTGTATCGTACATATTTTTCTTTGTAATTTTTGATGCAGGGATTCTAAAAGCTAATTCAGTTTTAGGTTTATCCATACCATCCATAATTGGTTTAAAGAAAAATGGCAGTCTACTATTTATTGGAACAACTTTATCTGTAAACATTTTCTTAGCATCAGAACCTGTTTTAGATAGTATACCTACCCTTGCATCCTTAGCTAGTGTACCTGTGTTAACACATTCTGATGAACTCATAAAAGAAAATCCTGAACGTCTTATTTTTAAATAAGCCATTCCAAAACTTCTAGTGTCAGCTTTACAGGCTTCCCAAAAAATAAACAATAAACGATTCGCTTCTCTGAAATCAGGATATCCAACATCAATACTTGTCCATTGCAAATACATATAATGTCCTCCTGTTATATAAGTTGGCACACCATTTGACATAAACCATAGACCTTGTTCTCTTCTGTCAAATTCTTCTTCTACATAATCAACCCATCTATCTTTGAATTCAGATGCCATTTCATTCCATTGAAATATAGATTGTATCTTACCTAATACTTTAGGTATTTCTTGTCTTTCCCAATACTGTTGTTCTTTTTTTGAGTGTCTTTGAAGACACTTTTTAGGCTCTAATGGTAAGGCTATATTTAATCCTTGAATACATATTATATCTCCTATCTCACCGGTTTTAGAAATAACAATAAAATCATACTTTGATTCATAGCCGTACACCCACGTTTTAGCCTTATTCTTAGACTTTAAAACATTTTTTGGTACAATACCCTCAAGTACGTTATATAAGTTATTTAGACCTTCTTTCTGCAAATCCTTGTTTTGTTTGTGTTTTACTAACTCCTTTATCTAAAGAATCTATAGCTTCTTGTTCTGATTCTATTCTGCTTAAAATTTCAAATGCATCCATAATACAAAGCTTCTTTGTTGCTGCTGCATTTTTTAATTTATCTGCTGATAAATCATCTTCCGGGTCGTGCTTTATAATTTGTTCCTTCGCTACCTTTATCAATTGCTCCACTGCCCTGTGACCTGCTTCTATTATTTTTAATTTTATTTCTTTTGATTTCATTTTTAATTCTTTTAACTTTTTTTAATCGGATACTTTCAAAGTCTTCATCATCCATCCAATCCCACTCTCTACTCATAGCATCATTGTAATTTGGTGGTCAAACATTCTATATAATTTTTTTCCATCAATATTAAATTCATACTCACTTTCAGGTTTAAATGTAACCTTTGTTCCTTTTGTTACTCCTTGACTAATTAAATACTTGTTTGGATATTTAATCAATCCAACTAAAGGTTCTTCGCTTAGTGGTTTATATATATAACTTTCTTCTACAGATACAGGTTCAACAAAACAATATCTATCAACTGCATTCCATACATCATTATTTTTGTAAGCATAATACTGCTCATTTTCTACAAAAAATAAATTGTCTTTAAAATAACTTTTACCACTTTGTTGTTTTCCTTTAATGTCATTATAATATTTAAAAACATTATGATGTACTAATAAAAAATCTCCCACCTGTATGGGACCTTTATAGTCTAGGGGGAGTTCAACAACCTTAGCTTCTCTTTGAGAATATTGGTGGTCTTCTGTAGAGGTACTGATTATTAAGTCAATACCTCCTACCTGTTTTGTGTTACTATATCTTTTACCCTCTATAGGAGTAACGATAAAAGCAAATGGTGATTTCATAATTTAATTTATGAGCCACAACCTATACAATCTATATGTGAATCTGTAGGTTTGACTCCATTTAATTTCATTTTAATTCTGTGTATCTCATCAGCATACATCATCTCTTCTTCAAAAGTATTTGCTAACTCTTTCTTCATTTCAAGACTTTCTAACCACTGCAAGTTAGCTTTTATATTATGGTCTTCCATATATTAAAAATTTATATTGTATTCAAGAGAGATTGGCATAGAATCTGTAAATTCTTTCCATAGTAAAATTTCATCATCTCTTTCTATATATATTAAAATTGAATTTCTATCTGAATCAAATTTAATTAAATGAATAGTATAGCTTCCGTTAAGAACGTCTTGTCCAACTAAATAATGCATTGCTCCTGACTTATAGTCAGGTCCTACTGAAATTTTTCTTATGTCCATTATACAGGGTATATTCTAAGTTCAAAGTTTCCTTGTAATATATCACCTTGTGCATTTTGAAAGTCTCTATCAAGCTTGTTAAGCGTAACAATAGTTGAGTTATCATAACCTGCAAAAAATGCTTCTATTTTATTTTCTTTAGTTCCACCACTTCCATTTACAAGAACTAAAACATTAGCACCCATATTTCCGTTGCTAGTAATAGAGATTGTTCCATTTGAATTATTAGTCCACAAAAAAGTAAAAGTTGTAGTATTATTTAATTCTCTTAAGGTAAATGTGTTGCCCGAAAGAGTCCACATTGCTTCATAACTAGTGTAAGGTAAAGCACCACTACTAGATGCTTTCCATTCAGTCTGTACTAATGTACCTGTAATAGATTTAATTCCTAATACTTGAGTAACTGCAGTTGCTACTGTTTGTGGTAAATGAATTTCTTGTTTAACTCCTATGCTTGGTCCACATAGTGAAATTATTTCAGGAGTACCTTTTGATGAACCTGTTTCTAATTCAACTTTACCTCCATAAGTAGTTCCGTTACCTTCAACTCTTAAAATACCTCCAAGATTTGTAGGTGCAGCAGACTGTCCTAATGTAAGCATTGCAGTTGTTTTATCAAATGTAAAGCCTGTATAAGCAGAAAAATTAGTTCCATCATTAAATTGAACGCTACCTGCTACACCTGCAGGACTTCCTCCACCACCTGCAAAAGTAATTATATTATCAGGTTCACCTGCACCACCACTTTTTATAGTAATTCCCGAACCTGCAAATTCAAATGTTCCTATTCTAGTAGAATTTCCTACTTTAATACTATTTACAATTGTAGGAAGACTTTGATTTA